GCATACGATGCGTAGCCTGCTTAAAGAAGTTACGCATTGTAAGAAGAGCCATAGGGTTATCGCTATTTTGTGCAAGATAACCTTCGATTATATCTGGACTAAATGCTTTGATTACAAAATCTGGCAACTGACCATTGCCCATAAGAACCTGATACTCAGGTGCATTTCTGTCACCCATCAGAATAGTAGGCAGGTTGTTTAAAAGATCTTGCGGCGTGCCAATAGCATACGCGCCTGTTTTTAATATATGACCAGATGCCTTAGCAGACATCGGCACACCTTGTGCTGCCATGTTTGCATATGCGCTGCGTAGTAAACCATCTTTGTTAGCTTTTGCTTGTGCAACAAGATTGTTTTCTACGCTATCAAACGCTGATGCAAGCTTATCTCTGACATCACCAAAACCACTGGTAGAAATAATTTCACTTAACCCAACCTCATCCAATATTTTTCTATGGGTTTCATTTCTAATGTTATCCATATTGCCAGTACGGATGGCAGTCTGAGCAGACTGCATGATATTGCCAATAGGTATATCGCTTGTGTAAACATTAAAATTGTCACCAATATTTTGAATTAATGTTGATGCAACATTGTCAAGCTTGCCAAGAAAATGCTCTGTATTAATTTTATCTCTTAAAGTTTGAAGCATCTCTCTTTCGACAAGAGTAGGAAACTCATCTTCTAATCCATCAATAATTTCAAGAATGTTATTTTTATTGTAATCAGCATCATCGCCAACGACATCACCACCCTCATAATCTTTTGATTGGATATTAACCAAAGCACGTTGATCTTTAATCGCAGTTTCTAAAATCTGCACACGATTAACAAAAGCTTGTTTATGCTCTACACCTAGCCTGTCAGCATAAAGCTTTTTGCCATGTGCAAAACCTTCAGCATCAAGCGCAGCCGCAATAGATGCAGCATATTTAGACAAAGCCGGATCAGAAGATAACCTCTCTAATGTTCCTTGAGAGTAGGCTTTCCACTTTTCTTGAAAGCCAACATAATCTTTTTTGTTGTCATGTTCAGCATGTAAGTTGTTAGCATGCATTTGAGCATCTAAAGTTAATCGCTCTATATATCTTTTATCACCAATAGGCAGAGCATTTGTTCGTGCAACTTTGGAAAAGTTTTCTGGTATTTCTATTGGCCCTAAACCACCATCTTTGGCTTTACCAAAAGCAGCAGCAGCACCAAATGCTTTACCTTTTGATTCTTCAGCAGCATAAACCTTGGCATAGTCATGCTCAAAAAGTGCCTGCCCAATACGCTGAAATGCCTCACCAGAGGTATCACGCATAGGCTGAACCACACCAATAGGCTGGTTATAAACAGGAGTGCCTTTGAATTTAGGTATCTCAGCCATTAATCACTCCCTGCTTTCGGCGTTACAGATGAAATCTTATCCATGCCAATTGCAAAGCTAGCCATGCCAGACATCATCGTTGCGTTAGCATTGATGTTGCCTTGCGTCCTTGTGTTCTCTGCTTGATAACGCATACGGCTTTGCGTAAACATGCTTTGCGTTGTGGCTCTGTTCATCTGCTCAATGCTTTTATCCTTGCCAGCATTAACCCTTGCCTTAAATGAACGAGAGTTCTGATCTATATTGTTGACACCGCGAACTGCGTTAGCTGTTGAACGATAGGTTTCAAATGCATCAAGGCGATCATTATGCTCTTGCTCAGATCGAATACGCTCAAGCCTAGCGTTAAACTCTTGCTGCTCTGCAATGCGAGCCGTTTGCCTGCGCTGCGCAGAAGCCTGTTGAAACGAACCAAACAAGCTTATTGCCTGACCAAACATCATTAAACTCATTAGAATGCCACCTCAGTTACCAAGCCGTTGATCTGAATAGGCAGTGGCGCAGATTGAGAGATCGTAACGCGAGGGTCTTTACTATATCCAAGCACCCTAAACTCTTCTTTACCGCTAACCGCAGTAACACCACTTGCCTGATTTTGCTGAACTGTACGGATAACCATATCTGTACCATTGACTGACACGCTCAATGTATCTTCAAGATCAAGAATAACATTTGTTATCTTGCGTGGTCTGCCAGTCAAAGGACCGCCCGGAACCGCGCCATCGATAGGCAGAGTTTTTAACTCTGGTGTAAATCTGTATCCGATCTGTGCAGCCGTAGATAACTTAACTGCGCTTACATCTACATTGCCACTAGCTACAGTAAACGTACCAAGAAACTCAGTGCTATCTACAACCTCGACAGTTGCACCATTTGCAAAATGAGATGACACAGGAAACACTCCCACCTTGCTTTGGTTTGTTGATGCAAGTCTTGTTGAATCAGAAGTTGCAACAGATAACGCGCCGCCAGTAGTAGGTGACGCTTCTGTGATTGTGACTACATTTGCAGATGGGTTAGAAACAACAAAATCAGCATGTGCATTTACTGCGGTAAATATGTTGTCGGCTGTTGTATCGTTATTTGTGTTCGGCCTCCAATTCAAAGCAGTAGTTGGTGAAGATCCACCAGCCGCTTCTGATGTAAACACTACAGTTGAGCCATCGCTTTTGGTAAATGTAATTGTAGTGCCAACCGCTATGTTTGCATAATCAGTTACAGTAATCGTACAAGTAGATGCAGAGCCAAGACTTCCATCAAATGTATTGCAGAAATCCATTTTCATAGATGTGTTGAATTGCTCAAGAACTAGCTTGTTAGTGCCACCACCAGTGTCTCTTATTGAAACAGTAAAGAGATCTTCATCTACAGCACACACAGAATGGAACCTGCCTTCAGTTTCCCATCTCATCCAGCCAGCACGTTTCTCATCACGCAAACTATGGAACACGGCAATCTCACCATTATCCATAATAAATATTCCGTATGCGCCAGGTCTTGAAAGGGAACCTTTAAGCGTAGTTAATTGAACAGGGTTAGTTACTAGATGGCTAGATAACAACGACACCATTGTAGATGTGTAAGCGTTTTCAGAATCCGAAAATATATATTCTCTAACCGCTGTACCAGTAGCTTGGACAAACAGAGTTGCGCCATCAAGAGACTGCGGCCTGACAAAACCAGAACCAACAGGTGTTTGCAGAGATACTTTAGCTTTAGCTGGGGTTACTGGTGCATCTTGGAAAGCTGGTACATAGAACTCTGATTGTGATGCAAATACCTGCAAATCACGATTAGACACCAAATGACGTATCTGATTGGTAACACCAACACTTGCATCAAGATCAATAGCATCATCATCTTCAGCCGTACCAACATCAAAGTTAAAGTAATATCCAGTCTTTGATCCCCATAATCCATCTGGTTGACTTGGCGTACCACCAAACCACAACCTATCCTCATGGAATGTAATAGCCTGTGGAAAGCCCCTGAGTGCGCTGTAAGACTGCTCATACCATTCAGTAGTAGCAGCAGCACTTGCAATCGTTGGGGAGCCTCCTCCGTCAGCCTCGGACGTTGCAGACGCGCCTGCAGTTACTTCGTACTTATTATCATCAATAATACGGCTAATAGTTCGACTACCATTAATATTGCTTGCAGCAATACCGCCTACCCCACCAGCCTCAGCAATAACAACAGCCGCGCCATTAGCCAGACCATGAAGAACGTGTGTTACCTCTACCTTGTTTGAATCCTTCTTAGTTCTTAAAGCATCAATATCTAACTGTGTTGTAAGAGTTCCCTGCAAGATTGCTGTAACATTTTTAGCATCTGTAAACCCACTGATTAATGCTTCAGTTTCACCTATCAATAGTCTTGTGCCTACATGACCAGACGCAAAGTAATCTTGAGAGCAGGTAAGCGTTACTGTTCCTGTTGTGGCGTTAGCACTGATAGTAGTGCCAGCACCTTGGAAGTTATAATAAGGCTGATGTTTTTTTGTGCCATCAATCGATTGATCAAAAGCAAAGACACGCATCTCAAACGTAGTTAATCCGGTGCGTACTAACTCACGGCACAAAAACGTGCGATGAGCAATGAACATAAAGTCACCTTTTTGGGTGTAAGTAAATTCTACAAGATTAGTATTATCGAAAGGAACAGCGTCACCATTAACATCAGCAGTAAGCGTTTGAATATGGGACACGGTTCCGTTGGTCGCGATACGGAAAATATCAATACGAACATTTGAGAAAGCAATAATGTATTTCTCATCATCGGAAAATATAAATGGCTCAAGTCTAACTTGCTGCGCCAGTGAAGCATCATAAGTAAGACCAAATTCATATATGCGTTCAGTGCCAGGTCTGTTTATGACACCGCCTTCTGCTCTGATAAAAAAGTTTTTAACAGACTCCGCAGCCGCCACATAAACAGGACTGTCAGTTCTAGATCTCAATGACGGACTGACTTCACCAAAAGAAAAGTTATTAAGCGGTACGCGAATCCTCGCCATTAACTTCGCCTTTCAGCTATAAACCTCGATGTTCTAATTCTGCGCGTTGTCTGTTGCTGGCTATCTAATGTCTTAGCCTGTTGCATTAACTGCGCTGCTTTCTTTTCAAACATGGTTGCAAGCTGCTCATCTCTTGCAATGGCAAGAGCAAAGGCCGCAGCTAAAGCATATTCAACAGATAGCGTAAAATAACTTGGGAAGTTCTGTTCACCAGCGCGGAATGAATAGTCAGCTACAACCACATCACCGCTACTCATGTCAGAGAATACTTTGTCTCCGTACACATTATATTCAATGTTAGCACTGTTAACTGTAATAGCATGCAGCATAAGCAGATCAGTAGGTAGCTGATGCGCTGTAGCAAAGCGTCCAGTAGGCGCGGCAGTTAAAAGATTTAACACAGCTTGGTTAGTAGCAAACCGCCAGCGACTAGCGCAAAGCGCAGTTTGAACAACATCCTCATAAATGTTTGAGGCAACAAGTGCCTCGGTAGATGTGGATGTAAAAGACGTAATAGGCTCTGCGCCAATAAGAACTAAAGCGCGAGCCGCAATGTCTATATCTGAATTAGCTTTTGATGGCATCGATGGTTAGGGGGGAATTGCTTCCCCCCCATCCTTTAATCGCTGTCTGTTTCAGCTACCGCTGTGCCATCAGACACATCGACTACTGAACCAGTATTTGACAAAACGGTGCAAAAGCTTGTTGTCGGTACATTGGTATCGCGCACGATAATCAAGTCCCGAACATCCAGCATGTTTGCCGCACTGTTGAAATACCCTTCGGTATTTACAGTGGCAATGGCATCAGCAGATGTGTACATCCACAAGCTACCATTTGAATCACCGCCAACACGAGTTAGTCCACTTGAAGCAAAAGCCATTTCCTAACCCTCCTAGTTGTTGTCTAAGACTTCGTATATGCCGTTGTCGTTGATAACCACAGCACCCATTGACATCATTGATGTAGCAAGGTGTGAGGCTTTCTCAGGCACATAGTTCAGTTCAGTTGAAACATCGGCATTTACGCCAAGGCCAATAGCCGAGGTGTGGTACGCCATATTTTTGCCACCAGTGATTGCAGACGTTGAGAAGATCTTGAAACCAAGAAAGCTTTTCATTGTCATACCGCCAGCAAACGGAAGGTTCTGATCACCTACAAAGTCTGAACTTGCAAACTCTGTAATGTTAAATAGATCAGCATAACCAGCCGGAGACATTGCAAGATAGCGGTTGCCATCCTCTGGAATATCGGCTGAACCAAAGGTCTCAAACAATGAGAGAAGGTTAGCCTTAGTAACAGCAGCACCAGTAGCACTGATCTGAGTTGAGTTAGCACCAGCGTCCATTGCAGTGTAGAGGATTTCGTCAGTCTTACGACCAAGAGCAGC